CCGAAGATTTTAACAAATTCTTGCATAAGCTATTTCCTCCTTAATCATCATCATAATTTTCAGTCAATCCAAACATAAACAACTGTTCTCCATTTTCGTTACAAAATCCATACCCTATATTGATGTAGCCCTCATATTTAGCTACTGTTCCCAATCCTATAGCATCTTTATTCTTCGATATATTAAAAGGTATTTTAGCACCTGTGATTGTGGCTGTTATACTTGCACTGTTTCCAACGGAATCTGTTACAGTGCACACTACATCATAAGAATCGTTTAATGAATAGCCACTAAAAACATAACTTCCACCACTTTGAAAACTTGTGCTTTTAGAAGTGTCATTTATTTTAATAGCTTTACTTGCTATTGAATTGCCAGTTATTGCTGAATACGTAAATACTGGTTTGACACAAATATAAGTGCCACTGGATACATCTTTTGTACCGCTTGAATTACTTCTAAATGCCTCCATAGAAATAGTTGGATAGGAATATCCAGTAACATTAATTGTTTTTATTGTAGAAGCTGTAAATCCTCTACTGTCAGTAACTGTGACTGTATATTTTAAACTTCCACTATCCCTGATATTTGAAGTTTGACACGTATTTTTACTTCCTGCATAGCTAAAGTTATTGCCACTAACAGCATAATTAGTAATGGTTGCACCATACTTAGCTGTTGCTGAAATAGTAAATTTAATATTGGACTTGTTTTGCAAACATAGACTTCCAAATGGATTGACAATGCTTGTTACAACACTATTTATAGTTGGTTCAGCGTTTGTCATCTGACATGTTCTGTCGTGATAACTTGCCCAGGAACAGTTATTTGAATATAGTCCTATACGAATAGTACATGTTTTTCCTTTACATGCTTCTCTTAACTGTTTTCTTTCATCATTAGTAAGTTCCCATGTAAACGTACCACTCGTACCACTTAATGTCCTTTTAGCATAATGTTCTCCATTAGGATTAGGCTCTAGCCAACATTCCATATTGAAATTACCTGGATTACTGTATTTGAACCAAGGATTATCAGTATCTTTGAAAGTTGTTGGTGAATCGGTTATATTGGCTTGTCGAGGAATAGTGGTTAATGTATGCGTATATCCATTTTCACTTGAGCTAAATCTATCATGACTGATCCAACCACTTACACCGATCGACTTTGAACCATCACTATTATGTCCTACAGTTACATCCCAAGTTCCTAATCGAATTGCACTGGAAGTAATTTTTTGGCCAGTACCTATTCCAGCACTATATACTGTTCCATTTATACGAGCGTATACTGTACCATTACCATATGTCGTATATCCTGTATTTGTACGCCATACATCAATCCAAACACGAACAACTGATGTGTTAGAATTGATGTCATACGACAGTTCCTGCGAATTGACACTATAGTTTATATATTTATTAGTAGTTCCAAATGTTGCCATATTTACCTCCTTACAAAATCAATAAACCTAATTCTTCATCATATATAATTTGAAAAGTACCTAGATTGATTTGTTTCATTACAACTGCTTGAGAAATGTTTAATTGCTGATTTGAAAGATAAGCTATTCTTTTATCATTTTCATAAAAGCCAAGTTCAGTATTAGATAGCCTTACATCAAATGGACTATTACTAGATCCTAATTTTAATACTCCACTTTCAAATTTTGCCCATTGAGAAATTTCTTCTTTTGTAGCCACTCCTGTTAATTTATCAGTAATAGAATTGACATTATTTGTAACCAACTGAATTGAACTGGCATTTTGAATAATTTGAGAACTAAGACTATTGATAGATGTTGTATTATTAGTAGTTGTTGTTTGCATCTCTTCTACCAATGATGTTAATGAGTTTTTTAATTGAGTTATCGCTGAATTATATTCAACAGATATTTCTTGTCTCATATTGTTCATATCGTCAGCATAGTCATTAACAATTTCCCAAGTACCACTTGAACTGTCATATCTCTTTAAAGTTTGTGTAGTTGTATCAAACCACAACTTTGTAGTATCACTAGGGGCAGTTGCACTTCTAATGCTTGCATCTTCTCCATCATCAATTCTAATCAATGTTAGAATTGCACTAGATTTAACTGCCATATATCATCCCTCTAATTGAGCAGTATAAGTTGCTTTATTTGTTACATCCCCTGCACTAACCGTGAATGTTTGACCAGTTCCAACGGCAGTTGTACCAGCGTCTTTGTACCATTTAATAGTTCCTAATGCTGTAATAGCAGCGCTAGTTAATTCTGTAGCACCTTTATACACATGAGCCGTTAAGGTTGTGGCGATTGCAGTATTCTTAAATACATTTCCATTAGACGAAGTAATATTCATATAGATTGCATCATCACCTTTAGCACCTGTTTCCCCTTTATCACCTTTTGCCCCGTTAGCACCATTTTTAGATACAGTATAGCTAACAGCTGTCTTACTGTCGCTGTAAGTCACTGTTACTCTTGTCCAAATATATTGCCCAGCAGTTGCTGTTGGTGGAGTTGTAGACCATCCACTAGTTGGTGTTGTTGTTCCGCTTGTTGATTGAACGTATTCAGTAACCGTTTTAGATACTGTAGGTGATGAACCATTAGCACCTTGTCTAGCGACTGAATAAGATACCGTAGAAGTACCATCACTATAAGTTACTGTTGTTTTTGTCCATAAGTAGTTTCCTGCGCTAACTGATGGAATAGTGTCTTGCCATCCACTCGTAGGTGTTGTAGTACCACTTGAAGAACCAACATATTGAATTGATTTAGACGATATTTTAACACTTGTTCCTTGAATTCCTTGTGTACCTTTAAAAGCTATCGAATAAGAAAATACCTTATTAATAGTTACTTCGTTTACTGTTCCTTCATTAACGATTACTGGAATTGTAAAGCTTCCAGTTTTTGTTAAAGCACTAGTAGCTGTAATAGTAATTGTTGGCATAGGCGATTTTCCATCACTTACTGCGCTGATACCAGTAGGACAAGAAATAGTTCCAATTTTCACCGATGCAGTCTCAGCCCCTTGTAAAGCCATTACTTGTGTGCTTGTTGTTTGAGTTCCATCAACAGCAGTAGTAGTTCCTAAAAATGTATAGTTATCATTTGTCAATACAACGGTATACCCATCCGTCATATCTAATAAATCTACTTGATTACTTGCTTTGATTGCCATATTCTTTTATTCCTCCAAGTTTAATTCACAGTTGAAAACTGCTTTCTTATTTATATCTCTTGGACTTATAGTAAATATAAATCCTTTGTCATTTAATCTTGAATCATCAAGCTCTATAGGTGAAAATTCCTTTTCTCCTAGTTTTTTTACGCTCCATTGTAAATAAGCGCTTTTACCAAATCTTTTTTCTAATTGTTCAGCCGATTCAATTCTTTCGGCTCCAATATAAATATGAACAGTCAATATAGTTGCAATATCACTGTTTTTAAATGTATTTCCATTTGATGATTCAATATATAGAGTTATTGCATCATCACCATAGCTTCCCATAATAAGTGGTTCGCTTGTTTTTGATGAACCGTCAGTATAATTTGTTACCGAATAAGTCCATAGATATTTATTGTTTGAGCTTATAGCTTGAATTGAAGTAGTCCAACCTTCACTATCCACTCTTACATCTTTGCTTTTATTCGTTGCTAAATAATAGGTTGTGATATTTCTAATTCCTACACCTTGTTCAGCCAACGAAAAAGCTACATACATTCTAATTGAGGTACTTCTATATGATACGTCACATATATAAGTCACATTAGGTGTTTTGTTGGTCATGATATTTTTATTAACTGATAAAATACCATCTTTTACGATCTCATAACTACTGTCTATGTCGACTTCCTTACTATTGATTATTTTTTTATAACCAATCGTACAATTACTTAATTCTATAATTACATTACCGTCCATAATACAAGGTGTAATGATTGTTGGTGTAATGGTCCAATCAGGAATGTAAGTTCCATTATCATTTAATTTTTGAGTTAATGTAGTATTAGTAACGTCTAGAAAACTATTTCCTAAATGAACTGCATCACTTTCATCAACTATTGTTGTGTATCCTGTATCAAATTGAATATTGTCCAATGTAAATACGCACTTGACATTAACTGACATATTAATATCATCAGGAGTTAATGTGATAAATTTACCTGTTTTGTATTTTTTATCATTTAAATACCATTGAAAACTTAGATCATTATAATTTTCAGTAACATCTTCATTAGAATTCATAACATGACATGCAATTTTAATACTTTGATTATAACTATTAAGTATAGTTGCACTAGGTACAAGATTAACAGTAATCAATGAAACATCCAAATCATCTATTTTGGATTCTATTTCATTAATCTTTGTTTTGATTTCTTCATTTGATAATGATAATTCACCCATTTTAGTATTTAGATCTTCCTGCTCTTTAGCAACGATATCTAATTTTAATTTTTCTTGATCTTGAGTTATCTGTAATTTTCTAATTCTTGTTGAATTGGTAATTTTTTTAATAACACGTTCTTCGTTTTTTGTTGGAGTATTTCCATCAACTTCACTTATAGAAAATTCTCCACCTTTATATGTGATAGACAAATCAGTAACCATAAAATTGAATTCATCATTATAATTTACTAAACATCCTGGTAACAAGTTATCTATTGAAATCATTGATATGCTTTTTGTTGAATAAAATGTTAATCCATTTAATTGATCATATAGTTTATCAATCAAATTTTGTTCATCTGTTAAGTATAAATTATTAGAATCTAGAAATATGGTATTACCCGCTGTATCCCCTTTTTCTAAAGGGTTTAAGCCATTTTCATAGTAAATTCTAGACACGCAGTACAATTCATTTTTTTCATAGTTTGTTAACGTATCAGTTTTAGCAAACGCATCCTTAGTCACTTGAACAAATTCAAGTGAGCCTTTACCGCTTGCAAATACATTTGCTCCGAAAAGCTCAGCAATCCATCCTAAGTAGTTTCTAATAACAATGGTGTTATCGTACCAAGAAACTTCTTTTTCTAAGATATACGCAGGAATATTGGTCCTTATAATAGAAAGACCAGTCAGCGTTTCTATTTCATCTAACTGGTCTTTAACCGTTACTGGATAAGATAATTGAGTTGTATATGGAGCATCCAATTCATAATTGTTATCATATAATTTTAAACTTAATGACTTTGTATATTTTTCGGGTTGGTCGTAAACCTTAAAATATCTTACTTCACAATTTTCATTTTCTTGTACTTCCCAATACTTGGTTATATCCAAATCATCAAGAATACCATCATAGTTATCAAATTTAAGATTTAACTGCATAGTAGGTACATTTCCAATAATATAGCCATCAGCAAAAGCAACTGATGATTTATACTCTATAAGTCTATGTGTTACATCTAAATCTCCATATTTTATAAACATTTTCTACACCTCAATCAAAGCAAAAGAAAAAGACTGAACTTTTAATCCCGTCTTTGTTCTTATATAATTATATTTTTTATTTCCGGCATACATCTTTTTCGTGCCCCTAATTCCATGATCAGGAATATACAACTCAACATTGAATTCAGTAGGAGTAACAGCATTTAAAATACTAACGACATCAACAAATGTCTTTAAATTCCATGTCAATGTTACTTTTAACATATTGGATCTAATTCTATTTCTTCTTAAAACACCTGTAGCTATAGGTCTCACACTATCTCCATCCAAATCCTGTATTTCAACACTGATATCAGAAGGTGTAGGTAATAATACACCATTTGCTTTTATTTTAGCTTCATCAGCCATTTTCCTACACCTCCTTAATAATCAAATACTGGCTTACCAGTTTGTGCTTCATATTCTTTGATATTATCAATCACCATTCTAGTTAAAACTTTACCATTTTCTAAAACTAAATTGATAACATAAGTACCTCCATTACCATTATCAACTTGTGGCAATCTTTCAAAAATCTTTTGAGCAATTAAGTCTAAACCTCTAGTATTTCTTTGTAGAGGGATAACTGCTTCAGTTCCTGCTTCCCCAAAGATTGCAGGAGTTGCTTTTGAAACAACTGCACCTTCAGCCAATTTTGGAATTTTTGAAATATTAAATCCTTTTCCACCGATACCTGGAACCCAATTAGGAATTTTAATTTTATTTAATCCACCGATAAAACTGTTGATTCCACTAATGATTGCATTAATAGGCGCTTTAAATATTCCAGCAAAACCACTAACTATATTGCTAAAGATATTCTTAACACCATTCCATGCTCTTGCCCAGTTTCCAGTAAAAACTCCACCAACAAAGTCAATGATACCACTTAACACACCTTTTATTGTGTTCCAGATAGCTGTTACTGTAGAGCAAAATGCATTAAGAGGTACACCTAATAAGCCGAATGCTTTTGTCCAATCATTCGTAAAACCTACTTTTAAGAAATTAGCAAATCCTTCAAAGATTTTTCTAATGCCTTCCCAACAACGTTTTTCGTCACCAGTGAACACACCAACAAAGAAATCAGTTAAGCCTTGGAACATTTCAATAACATTAGGAATTAATTCATTGATTAAATCTCCCCATGATTTGAATGTATCACTGAACGATCCAACGATAAAATCAACTAATGGTGATAACACATTATCCCATACCCAATTAATAGCATCACCTATAGCTTGGATACCTGGTTTCCATGTATTCCATACTTCTAGAATTCCTGATAATGCAATTGATAATACGCTTACTAGGAAGTTTGCTAATGGAGCTAGTACATTTTTCCAAAGTGATAAGGCAATCGTAAATACTGCTTCTACTGCTTTGACAAATGTTTTAGCAAGGAATGTTGCTATAGGAACAATAATAGTATTGAATAGATCCAATAGGAAATTAAATATTGGCACTAAAATACTTTTATAAAAATTATCTAATATACCTGTTAATTCACTAATAGAATCATTTACTAATTGTCTAAAACTATCACTTGTTTGATATAAATACACAAGTGCAGCTGTGACTGCAGCTACTATTGTTGCAAAAAATGCCGCAGTACCTGCCGTAGTTCCAAATATAGCCTGGAATCCTACAAGTACGCCACTTCCTTCAGTAATGCTACCCACAAAGACTGAAACAGCGGTTGCTAACCATTGAAACGGAGCAATTAGTGCACCAATAGCTGCAGTAATCGCTCCCCAATTCATAATTGTTTCAAATGTCAATAACCCTGCTCCTATCCCAGCAAGAAGTGCTGTGATAACAGGACTATTTTCTTTTATCCAATCTTTAATTGAATTCAATTTCTTGAGTACTTTATCTACTGCTTTATCAACACCACTTGTATCGGGTTCTCCAAAAGCGTTATCCCAATCAATAGAGCCAACATCATAGCCTCCGCCACCAGCCCCGCTTCCACCTGAACCACCTGAGCCTGATGAATCACTTGCGCTGATTGTGTTGATTTCATCAAAGGATGCTAAAGAACCTAAGGCCTTTGCCGTTTTCTTGGCTTGACCCTCAGTACCTTTCAATGACTTATTTAAACCACCAGTTGAAGCTGTAGCTTTTTTAGCTGAATCACCTGCAGCAGTAAATCCAGCACTTGCTTGTTTAGCTCCACTCTTTTTACCAAATAATTTACCAAAAACTCCTGCGATTACATTTGCTAATGTAATCAACTTTCCAATAATCATATTGATCACTTGAATGACTGGTGTTAATACAGCAATCAATCCATTACCAATAATTCCTAGTAATTGTTTGAACTGTTCTTGTAAGATACGTACTTGATTGGCCCATGTTCCACTTGTTTTAGCAAAGTCCCCTTGAGCCATTGATAATTGATTCAATACAAAATTGTATCTCAAAGTAGTTAATTCAGCTTGTGACATATCGCTTACATTCTTACTGATTCCTTGGCTTAAAGCATATGATTGTAAGTTTGTTTGTGTCATGACGATACCTAAATCTTTTAATGTTTCAGTTTCACCAGTAAATACTGATTTCAATTTAATATCAGCTAATTCTTGAGAAATATTATAGAAAGAAGCAACATCACCTGATAGACCAGCTAATGTTATTGCCATATCACTTGCTTTTTCTTGTCCTAGCCCCATACCTGAAGCCATGGCCATATAAGTTGATGCTGTCTTTTTAGCTGAGAGTTCACTCATACCAAACTGTTGAATTGAATTTTTAGCAAATCGCTCGGCTTTCCATGCCATATCGCCAAATGCTGTATCAACTACGTTTTGTACTTCTGTAATATTTGAAGCAACCTCTATAGCTTCTTTTCCTAATTTGTATAAGCCAAATCCTGCAGCTACTTTAGCAACCATTGATTTAATACCACTTACGGCTCTACTAATTCTTCCAGTAGAACTTTCAATACTACTTGCTGATGTTTTAGCTTCATTTGTTGCATTTTTCAATGCACTACTGAACTTACTCGTTTCAGCTGAGATGATAACTTTTAATTCTTCTAATGTCTTTTTAATCATCTCCTTTAAATTTCTTATTGTAACTGTTAGCAAACCTTAATCTTCTTGCTTTAAAGCTTTCAAATTCATCTTGTTCTTTTTGGATATAGTATTCTTTCTTTTCATCTTCAAATAAATCAGGATAGTAATCCCATATTTGTTTGATGTCACTTTCACTTGCTTTTTCTTCACTGAATATAATACTAATTCCTCTTAATAACTGATCAGCAAGATTGTGATTATGGATTGCTATTTGCTTTTGTTTCATTCTTTCTTTTCTTCGGTAGGATTCAATATAATCTCCTATTTCTAGTACCGAAGACTCCCAAAATAAAAATGAACTAATATCACAATCTAAAGCAATTGGATAAAGTTCATTTATTAAATCGGTTAAAAATTCATATTCTACATTAGCTCCTTCGCTTCCACTAGTTTCTTGTCCATTGTGTCCGCTTGAGCTCGTGAGAAAAAACCACTTACTTGATAAATTGGTAAAAATACATCTGTCATGAATGACATTTGTGTTCCACCTTCCTCACAGTATTTATCAAACATTGTAATTACATCATCTTCTTTGATACCGTGTTGAAACTTTTTCAATGCACCATGAGTAATAAGTAACATTACTTTTAATGGTGGCAATGCACCTTCTTCAGCATTAGAAACAACTGTTAAAAGATTAACTCTTAATTTTGATTCTAAATTAACAATTTCAGAAGTACTTAATTTTAATTTGTATTCTTTTCCATCTACTTTCCAAATAGCATAAGGCTTTCTTTTAGGGGTTTCTTCAACTGTAACTTCAACTTCTTCTAATTCACCACTTAATGCTCCCATTTAATTTCTCCTTTCTATGCAATTTCAGGATCTGTAATTTCAAATGCTGATGACAATGCAATATTTAAATCAAATTCAATAACTCCATTAACTCCACCACCAGTACGTTTAACTGAAACTTGACCTGTGAACTCAGTAGTTGTTCCATCTTTTAATGTTTCTTTAAAAGATAGATTTTCTCCTGATGCTTCATATGCTCTTAATACACGATAAGGGCTGTCTTTTGCTGTGTTATCATATTTGAATTTATAAGTAATATCCCCTGGATCTCCAATACCCATTTCATACATTTTTTGAGTATCATCTAAATCTGTATTTTCAACTTTTTCAGGATCTACACCGATTTCAGGAATTTCTTTTAATCCTTTTAATTTTGTATAAGTAGTTACTGTTTTGCTTTTAAATTCTAATTTAGCACCATTCGCTAACATACATTTTCCTCCTTGACTTTTTAACTTGTATGATAAATAAACTGTTTATCACAGTCTATAATTGCTTCATATCTCATTTGTTTATGTTTTAAACCGCTAGGATCAGGAACATCCGAACATGACGTTCTTAAAAAACCTAAACCTGCCATTACTTCATCTACATCACACGCAGTTTGTGATGTGCTTTTATTATCCCAAATATCAATTCTATATCGAATGAACGAGGATTGTTCTTTATCATCAGTAAAGTCAGCTACTTTATTTTCTTCCTCGACATACTGAACCGCAGGCAAGTCGGCCCAGTTTTGAGGATAAGCATCACTTACATTCTTATTTTTTTGAGAAAGTCCTTTATAAACAATGTCTTTAACATTTATCATTTATTACATATCTCCTTTAGCTTTTTTCTAAATAATCTTTCAGTATTTTTTGCTATTGCTTGTTCTTGATCATGAAGTGCAGGATACATAAAAGGTCTAGCCATTTGTCCTCTTGTACCATAACCAATGACATCTCCGTTTTTATAGATGATTTTAAAACCATATCCTTCAGCTTTATCAACTGGCATTGCATCTGCAGGTATCATCCAACCTGTTTGCTTATATTTAGGACTTACTTTAGGTGATATTCCTTGATGATTAGCTTCTCCATTAGGGCCAGTACCAAATTCATAATAAGGTGCATACTTTGAATTAGTGTATACAGTAGAAGAAACCATATCTTCTTTTACTTCGTTTTTAACTCTAACTGAACGAGCTAAAGCACCCGTATCACTTGAAATCAAAAGCTTTGCTTGACTTTGGACAATTACCCCTGCTTGTTTAACTGCTCTCATAGTTACTTCTTGTCCTGCACCTGAATCTAGTTCAGATAATTTTTTTATGAGGTTATTAAAATCTTTATTTGTCATATTTTCTCAATTCCTATAGCTTTAAAACGCTTCAATTTTTGGATGCTGACAACTTTATAAGCAACTCCCTCATAATTTATCATGTCGTGTTCTTTAATCTCTAGAGAGCCATAATAATGCATATTTAACATATCATTTACACGCATTCCATAAAGTTCAACTTGCAGTTTAGAACTGACTGGCCATATCAAAGCTTTATCTTCATATGATTCATCACTATAGCTTTCCACGATATTGCCTTCATCATCTTTTGAAGGATTATATTTATTCAGTTGAAACGTCTTGAGACTTCTTTTTTTCATTCTGTAATCTCCTTGCATAAGGTGATAAGCGATAATTGGTAATACCTGATAAAATAGCATCTTCAGTTAAATATGATTCACTTTCTCCACCCTCATTATAAGAAGCTAATCCTTCATTACCTTGCTTGTTATAACGAGCAATAGCAAGTTTTAATACAAATGGATATAGATCATCTATCAACTCACTTCTATTAGTTTTAGATAAAACTGTGCGCTTTGAATTTAATATAAAAGAAGAAACCAATGTATCATCAGTTTCTCCTGTTAAATTCTTAAATTCTTCTAAAAGATTATCCATTTTGCTTAATAACAGCAATCAATTCTTCTTTTGTAAGTGAGTCAATATTTTCAATTCCTAATTCTTCAGCATATGCCTTTAATTCATCTAATTTCATTTTGGAAACAGGTTTATTAGGTTTTACGCTTTCATCAATGCCTTCTAATTGTTTGATTTGCTTATTTAAATCATCCAAAGAATCGCTAACGATATAATTCAATGGATCACTTCGACAAATTTTTATAACATCTTTATTTAAACACTCTGTAGAAACAGTTGTTTTAATATTGTAAATATAAGCCATTTACTGCACCTCCTATTCAGTTGCTGGATTTGCTGTTAAAACCGCAATACATTTTGATTGGAAAACTTTAGCACCATATACATGTAATCCTTTTACAGCATCACTAAATCTTTTTTCAGGTCTATATGCTTCAGTTGATAAAATTTGTTCAGCATAAGAACCAGCTTCATCTGTTCCACCAATAATTTTGTATTTTGTTTTAGCAGTGTTTGGAACATTATTAGAAACATAAACAGTAAAACCTGCAGCTTTACCAACTTCTCCACCTTCTAAAACTGCTTTATTGTAATCAGTACCATTTCCTACGAAACGTTCATCTTTTAATAATAAGCCATGATACCAAGCTGGAACAACTACCCAACGTCCTACTGTAGGTACATTCGCTTCAGTTAATTTAACTCCTAAATCAACAAGAAAATCATAAGCAGTATCTTTTGTTGGCACTTTTGGAGTTGTATCACTACCAATAGTATTATCAGCATGAACGTTGATAGCTAATAAGTTAGCTGCAAAAGCATCAACGACATCATTCATACCATAAGCTGCTCTTTCCATTGCTTTATCCATTAATTTAGGATTTGTTTGAGCATTATCAACATCTTCAACAGCAAAATTGAAATATTTAGCTTGATCAATCTTTAATTCTTGTTGTTCTCCAGATAAATCTTCAGGAGCTTCAATATCTTCACCTTTTGTATAATCTTTAATTGTTACGTTACCAATTTGGTTTACTTTGACAGTATCACCAAAGTTCTTAATTTCCCCTTCATAATCTCTATTTAATAAGTTTAAATATACATGTCTTTTATCTAAATGTCTTAAAAGACGTGCACTCCAAATTGTTGGAATAAAATTTGTTACCGACATATTTTAAATATCCTCCTATTTTTGATTTGACATAATTTTTTGAACTTCATCCCAGTTTTCATTGATCTCTTTAGCTGACATATTTTTAATCGATTCTAAAGAGATTGTTGTATTTCCTGGAACTTTTTTAATTGGAGCATTGCCTTTGATTTTTTCTTCAACTGCTTTTTCTACTGCAGTTTGAAATGCTTTCTCTACAATTTCAATGCTCTTTTTACAAGATTCAGCATCAGTTAAATTAAGAATTTCAGCTAGTTCAGTTGGAATTCCTTTATCAGCTAATTGAACTTTAGCTTGAGCAGTCAATTCTCTACGAGTAATTGCAGCTTCTCTATCATCTAATTCTTTAATTCTTTTTTCTTCCTGATACTTTTTCTTTTCTTTTTCGCTCATTGTTTCTAATTTTTGAGCTTCAGTTTTTTCATCTTCTAAATGCTTTTCCCAAGCTTTACGTTCTTTAGCAATTCTTCCTTGAACGATTTTATCTAATTCTTCTTGGGTAAAAGTTTTTGTTTCTTGGCCACCTTCTCCACTATCTTGATTATCTTGGCCAGTTCCTTGATCATCATCATTTCCTGAACCATCTCCAGAATTATCATCAGCAAATAATTGAATATCTAAAGGAAACATAAATTTCTTTTTCATAAATACCTCCAGTTAAAGTCCGTAAGACTATCCCATCTTTTAATGTCGTAAGTTTTTGGACAATAAAAAAAGACAATTTCAAACTGTCTATTTATTAGGTTTATTTTCTTTTATTTCTTCTACAACTTTCGCATCCAACAACTCTTTTATGCGATTAGCATCATTGACTTCAAATACATCACCAGCATACCTAACGACACCTGTATTTTTATCAATCATATTGCGAATAACTTTAAGTTTTGCCATATTTCTTCTTGTTCCTTTCTAATGAGTTGGTTTTAGATTTTGGTGGTGGTACATAACAGTCGTATTTTTCATATCTAACATGGCCACAAATCATACACATATATTGAATTTTCTTAACCAAACAACTTCTCTTTTTATCAAAGTATTGTTCAGTACGATACTCAAATTCTTGGTGGTGATGTGGTCTTAATCCTTCAGCCATAAAATGCCTCCTTTCTTTAAATTTGGGTAAAAGAAAAACCGACTATTTGTCGGCTTCATCTCTAAATGCATCTTCATAATTTAATTTTCCTGAATTTAAAACGAAATCCCTATCTCGCTTCATTTCCTCTAATTCTTCCTGAGTTTCGACATGCTCACCAACAATAATTTGGTCAACATTCTCATATGTTTGATAAAACATGTAATTTACACCATCATTTAGCGTTGGGTACAATTCAGCTTCAATAGTTGCTAATGCCAAAGAAACTTGTAATGCAAACAAAGGGTCACCATCAAAAGAAGGACCTAAATCATTTAAATGGAACATACCAACTGATTGATCATTGCTATTAAGATACGTCAATTTCAAATCATGTTTAAGACTAGCATATTCATTTGACATTTTTATCACCCTTTTCTTTCTTAATGATTTTGTTTTTCATGTTATTTAACGATTCTTTTGTATAATTTCTATATACCCAAGAGTTATTATCTTTTCCTGATACAATGCTTATATTAATATTTGCATCTATAACTTCTTGTTTTCCTATAAGTTCATTATACACTGAATTACAACTAAAACACATATCTTTTTGAGATAGAATATAGATTTCTTGTTCTTTTAATTCACCTTTCAATACCTGATCATAAATATATTCAAAAAACTTGTATTCCGTATCATACTCTCTTGTATAATCATTTTCATGACCTTTATACGGAACAAGCTTAGTATGCGGATGTAATCTTTTAATTACTGGTGATGTTATTAATTTACTTTTATCACCTTTATAATTATTGAAAACATCATCATTTGTACTTGATATTCTACTAGATGCAATAAAAAAATCATCTCCAATTTTCATTGATGCAACATTTCCTTTGCTAGCTCTCGTTGTCATGTATTTATCTTTTGCAACGAATGCCTCTTTATCAAGCTCTAAAATAGTTTTGGCATCAACAGTCCCATAATCGACTTTGTAACGATTAACCGTCCTATAATTATATTTTAGATCATTCCATTGTTCTACATTTTTGTATTTCAAATCTTGAAATTTAGATAGTGATGAAGGCATATTTTCTTTACCTAAAACATCCAAATATTTTTTATACTGTTTTCTATCATTCGATAAATTCTTTGTTTTCTTGATGAAAGTATCAACAGTATCTACACCATGTGTTTCTTGTTGCCTTTTTAACCACTGATCATAGTTCTCTTTAACGTCAACAACTTCATCTCTACCAGTAATAGGATTACGTTGTCTTTTCTTCATGGCATCAGTAACACCCTCAATATATGGAATCATATGAGAACGGCAATTAGGATGAAGTGGTGGAACATTAACACCAACTTGTGCTTTTGATGTTTCAACAATGCTTCTATCATGTTGCTGACAAACTTTTGATGTTCTACTGTCATGTACTGCAATAAACATTTGTTTGTCGATACCAGCATCCTTAAAAGCTTGTTGATCAGCAAATGCTGACATTGCAGCACTTTCGGTTTGAACTAATCGCCTTGCTTGATAAGCACCAACAGCAAACTTATTCATGATAGTATCAGCCATTTCCTTTTCGGTTTTATTTGTTAATACACCTAGCATCATTTCATCTTTCAATGAATCAGCTAATGTGCTTGTATTGTTCCAAATTCTATCAGAATAGTTTTTACCGCTCCACTTAGACTTTAGTGTCTTATTGATCAAACTTGCATCTAATTTATCAAATTGGTAGGCAACATTCATACCTTGTTGAAGATTATAAATATCTTTGTAATAAGCATTAAAAGCACTGTTGATATAACAATCAGTGCTCTTGTCTTTTTCGATATCATAGACTTCTTTCATCAGATTATCTAACTGACTTTGCATATTTTCAAGTCGTTTTATTCTATATTGATAAACTGGAGCATCAAGTCTTTTTAATAATTCCTCTCTTTGCTGATTAGAGACGTTATTTTTCAACAACCTTTTTAATTCATTATAATCATGATCATTTACCATTGTTGAAAGTAATCTTTTTGCTTCTACTTCTGATAATCCATAATCTTTTTTGTATTTTTCAAATATTCCTTCTATTTGTTTTTGAGTATAAACACATGCTTTGTTGTAAATGCTAGAAATATATTCACTGGTTACTTGAGCATCATCTAATATTTCAGTAAGCTTTTCTTCTTGTCGCTTCTTCCAATATTCTTCATTTTTCATATCAACTCAACCATTTAATTAGCTTTGCTAGGATTTTGTTTAGAATCTTTACTATTGGAAGCATCATCTTTTGTTTCATCATTGTTTTCCCCATCTTGATTGAATGGTGTATCATTTTGAGATTTAAACATTTCTTGTTGAAGTTTAATGTTTTCTTCATTCTCTTGCTTTACTTTTTCAACTTCACTAGTTGCATCTTCAACAAAAGGAAGTTGTTCAATCAATGTTTCAGTTGAAACTTTACCACTTAAATCAGCTATCATTTGAGCAAGTTCATTTAAATTTTTAGGAAGCTTACGAGTAAATGTAATTTTTACATTGTTAGGATTAATAGCAATGGCTTTAAGATTCAAGTAATTACAAAATAGTTCAATTCTTTTTTTTAAACCTTTCTTGTAATACTTTTCCTTTTCTCCTGTAATCATTTGTAAGCCAAGCAATTTATATTCCATGGCCACTCCTGAACTGTTACCAACAAAATTTTCATCAGTAAGATTAGGAACATGAGAAAATGTATAGATATCTTCTTTGATTGCTTTTCTTAATACTTCCATACCGTTTTCATCAAAAGTTCTAGAAATATATTCAGCTCTCGCATCTGCAGGAAGCTCCAACAATCCATTTTCTTTTAAAATCTTCATAACTTCGCTTACTTCTTCGGAATCATCACCCATCAATGATCCATAAATAACAAGTAACGCTTCAACGAATTGCTCTTTATCATTGACACGGTCACTCATTAACTTGTTATAAGCATCAATCAATGATATTTGTTGTTCAAAATCACCAATGCATAATTTATTATTACGATATTCTATAATTGGAACATTTCCAAAATAATGAGGTACTGGTTCATTGACCATTTGATGTTTTTGTCCACTGCATTCAAGGATCATTGTGTTGACATAATTTTTAGTACAAACAGTAGCACGATAACAATACTTACTTGTTATTGCATCTTTATAACGATAGTAGTAAACACCAAACAAAAGATTTTGCTCAATCGTATCATCATATACAAGAAATGTGTGGTCAGCTTCTATATTTCTTAAGGCAATTTCAGTAGTATCTTGTTTGATGTAAACATACTCATAAGCAACACCACAAACACTCATATCATGAGCATTATCACTATCAACATCATCAACATCTGCTCTATCAAAAGCTTCCGTTAATTTATCTATGTTTTCTTGTCCTTCATCATCAAAAGTCGCATATGAAATAGGACTGTTCATGAAATAACCTGTTGCCGTATCGCTGATATCTTTAGCATGATTACACACAATACGGTTGTTTGCTGATGTCTTTAGTTTTTTTCTTCTATGTCTTATATCATGATTTCCTTCATAATATCTTTGATTCTTTTTTATTCTTCCAACCAATGTACGGTGTTTAGTAATCAGCTGTTCTATTTGAATCATATTCAACTGAGTTTCATCATAAGTTGTACTATCTATTGTGAACATGTACATACGGGTACCTCCTAATTTTCATATCTAGCACGGTTCTTGCCTGCTCTAGCTTTACTTTGGATAATGTCGGCTTCACAACCATATCGTGCAGCATCAATTGTATGGTTATTTCTATCAGGAAACTCACCTTTAAGATTTCCTTCTTTATCTTTTTCAATTTCATAATCATTAAACTCCCTTGAAGCATTTGGACAACGAATTGGATCTATAATAATTTGTTCTAAATCCTGTAACCATTTAATACCATTTTCTACACTGTCAGGTCCTTTCTTTGCTCCAGTTACTTTTAATCCTAGTAACTTAAATTCATTGATAGTACGAGGCTCCGCGCTATCACATGTTACTAATTTATTTAATGGATTTAACCTCTTGATTTTCTTAACTGCTTTAGCATTAGAAAGACGAGTACCATATACTTCTCCAAAAATAAAAAGACGTCTTCGCGTCTTGTCATAATGCATTTTTAAATATGCTAATGGATCTCCTGCATATCCAAAGTCCAATCCATTTTTTAATCTATCAAAGGTTTGTATTTCTTCATTTGTTATTTCTCTAATCAAAAGATTAGTAAATACTTCTCCACCTGTACCAGTAACTTCACCCAAGTAATCGTGATTATACTTTTCAGAATTAATTTTTTTCATGTGCTCAGCTTCAATTAGAAACTGTTCTCCAAGCCATTCTTTTGGAGCTTGAAGATAAGTTGTGTGTGAAACTAATGTATCAGGACGTTTGATAAGAACTTGTTTATTACACCAATTTCTTTGACTTTCAGGCGGGTTGAATGAATAAAATACACAATATTCAGGCCCACCACGCAAAAGAGATTGATTAATGTTTGTTATCTTATCGTAACTTTCAAATTCATCACATTCTTCATACCACACATACTTGATATATCCTACAAACACTTTTGTTGATTTTAATTTTTTTGGATTATCGGCACCTTTAAAAATAATAACCTGTCCAGTAGGCTTGTACGTCATTTGAAGTTTAGAATCAGGAATATCCCAATCATCTTCGGCTTTCAACATGTAAATGGCCCACTTGATTTGCTCATAAACTGAACCTCTCAATGTATCTTTTACACGTCTAATCACAACAGCATTACTCATTAATCCCTTTTGTGCATCTCTCATGATGCCTAAAGGAATTTCAGTACCAATGCATGAAGATTTAAGAGAACCTCGGCCACCTTTTAACCAGTAATGCGTATAATCATTGTTTTTAATATGTTTATGTACATCATAGAATGCAGGACCAATAATAGATTTTAAACTAACCTTCATCTATATCATCTACAATTACTGTTTGACCGTTTGAAGTAATATCAATATTGTCCTTAAACATACCAAAACGCTTACCAAGTAATTCAGCAGCTTTTAACCGTTCCTTTTCATCAGGCGGTTTAGCAACGACTTCTTGATAACCATCACCAGCTAGAGCAAGAACATTTGCTTTACTCGTTCCTCTCATGACAGATGTAAGATATTCCATGACTTCTTGAATATTTGCAGTATTTTCATTATGGATTTCTTCCAGTCGTTTGTTGATGTATTCAGCAATATCTTTTTGTTTAAGAAGTTTGTTTGCCCGAACACCAGCAACATTATCATTCTTAATCGTTTTATATACTGTTCTATAGGCACGTGTGCCATTTAGATCAATTAAATATTCGTCACAAAACAGTTTTTGTTTTTCAGTCATAATGACACACCTCCTTTATAAACTGTTGGTTGCAGGACTAGGAATCGAACCTAGAATACAAGCTTAAGAGACTTGCGTGATATCATTTCACCATCCTGCCTTGTTTTAGGTAAAAGAAAAAGCAACTTCGGTTGCTTTTAGATATTCTCTTTTATCTTTCGATATGCAATTATAATTTTCTTTTCCAAATTATATATCAATAATACACAACCATAAATAATAAAAGCATTTGTTTCTTTTACCAAAGCTGCATTATTATAAGAAATATAAGTAATAAATCCAAAAGGTACCGATGGCGCATACATAAGACAATCAATTATATCTTCAACTACTAAAATTATATTTTTCTTTTTTTTAGCATTTTCATCTGAAGCTTCATTTATAGATAATCTACTTTTATATAGTTCCAAGCCAAACATAGCAATAATAATTATCATTCCAATTAAAATAATAATACTTGTTATTTCCAATTTATTTTACCTCCTTTAGAAAATTGTAATACTTTCTGACAAAAAAACAAGCTTATATTGTACTCTTATCTAACAAACTAAAAAGCCCCTGAAACAAGAGCTTTTCAAAATAATACATCTTTAGGGAAAAAAATCAATCGTGAATGAATCAATACAAAGTGTCGGCATCATGGATACCTCTTTCTTTTTAAATCCACATTACTATAATAACACATATTTTATATTCATCACATATCATTACATATCATCTTTACTAGATTTCTAATCGTGTTTGAGAATTAACCAAATCTATCTTTAATTTCATGTTGTTATCAGAAGTCCATGTTTTTAGATAGTTGACTGCATTTTCAAAATCAGTTATCAAACAATCCCTATAGCTTGAAATATTGAAGTATTGCTTAAAATCCCTCCAAATAAAGCTAAAGAGTTGCTTTGAGAGTTCTTTGTATGCAGGAGTATCTTTGCCACCTAACAAAGAAATGATTCTACTTTTGCAAATGCTTTGTAATTTTAATTGTTGTCCATGATCTATCGTTAAAGTATTTTCCAAACCATTGACTTTCATTTCCAACTTATCAACTCTTTGAGCTGTTTCTTCTTGAACTTTGACACTTAAAAGTAAAATTTCTCTATCAGTTTTTGGAATTTTTATTTGTTTTTCCATTTCTTCAAAACGATTAACATATTTAGCAGTAAAGATTACGCCTTTTTCTCCAGTTAACTTGTTTGCTACCATTTCACAACCTTTCTTGGTTAATAAATAACAAGGTTGTTCTTTATTTTGATTATTTACATATGTGCTTGGAACAAAGAAATCTTGACTCCTTAATTTTGAGGAGTCCAATATTCGTTGATAATTCCTTATCTTTTTCATTAAATTATCATGTCTCATATCAATCATTTCAGCAACTTCTCTACTGTCAATTGTTTCGATTATTGATGTGTTCATTAATTGATTATCCATTGAAAGCACATCCTTTCTTTTGTGCTTTTGCACCTTGAACATATCCAAATACAAAGAATTTACAAATTAAGTCAAAATGTCCTTTACTTGCTTTTTCTATTTTTCTAATATCTTCAAAAGTTAGATCATATCTAGTGTTTAACTTTCCTTTTGCATTTTCTATTGCTTTTAATGTGTTTAATTTTGCCATTTTATTTGCCTTCCTTTTCTTCTATTTTGATTGAATTTCTAGGCAAATAATGTTAGAATACTTTTGCCTAGATGGTGACATTCGTTAGTCGGTCAAAACTATTTACGAATGTCTTTTTTTGTTTTTAAATCTTTTTTAATTAGATTTGTTACATAGCCTTTAACAGTACCGTTAGAATTAATAGCTAATATTTTTAATTGTTTTGCTAATTCGTCTTCTAACTCAACAGTAACTCTTTTCATTCTCTCATCTCCTCTCTTTCAGTTCAAATTTGAACTACAACACAATTATAGTAATTCAATTTTGAAATGTCAATATTCAAATTTGAATTATTGTTATTCTTTTTATTCTATTGTAAAATAATAATGTAAGAGGTGATAATAATGAATGATATTTTTGTAGAAAGACTTTCTCAAATCATGAAAACTAGAGGGATAAACCAAAAAGACTTATCTGCACTTACAGGAATTAGTAAATCTGCTATTAGTCAATATCTTTCTGGTAAATTTTTTCCAAAAACAAAATACATCGAAATCATTGCAGAAGCATTAGATGTTGATGAAGAATGGCTTATTGGCAATTCTGAAGAAATGGCATCATTTGGAAACAATAAACATCGCTATACTTATTCTATTCCATATGCTAATTTTGAAAATAATTATTCAGAAAAAATAAGTTCAACAATTGATTTTTTTCAACAAAAGCAAGTGCAAAAATTGTATGTTCAATTAGTGAATAACTTATCTTGCTTCAATGAAGAAGGACTTGAAAAAATATCTGACTATATGAATGACTTATTGCAAATAGATGCCTATATTTCAAAAAGCTCCCACTCCAATGAGTAGGAGCTTTTTTATATTTCAATCATTTCTAAACCCTTTTCATAGTACCTATAGATTTGAGAATAGCTAAAACTCATATAATCAGGAATTTGAGATAAAGGAATGAATTCTAGGAAACGGTATTCTAACACAAATCTTGCTTTTTCATCTTTTATGCCTTTGATACATTCTTCAATACTCTTTAATTCTTTCTCTAAAAGTGTTTTTTCTTCGATATAGGAGCATAAAGACTTTTTAGGGCTATTTATACTCGGTGTGTATTTTACTGCTTGTATACCTTGTATTTGATTTTTTATAAATCCTAATCTTTCTTTTTTATCCTTGTAAGATTTTAAATACTCTATTTTTTCTTTAGAATTCATTTCTAAACCTCCTGCTTTTTATTTTTCTTAACTTTTCTTAATCATTCATCAAAACCTATTCCCAATATAATCAAGCAAACTTGGTTGATCTTTACACATTTTCAAAGAACAACGCTTTTTATCATTGTTGAAGTATTCACATTTTGGACATTGCTTACGATCTACTGGTTTGGCTATATCTTGTTTTCTCATTCTAATTCCTCCAATCGTATGTATATACCTGGTATGTCCGCCCAAAACTTTTCAATCAGCTCACTGGCCACTCTTGAATCATTTACATAGAAACCTAACTTTTCCATGATATCCTTCAATGCTTTATTCAAATCATCCGTATCAGGCTTAGTATATTTATACTCCCCATCATGATGTTTACCAGTAGCTGGAAAACACCATCTTACGATTAATCTCAAAGGACCATCAAAAGGCTTATCAGGAATATGTGGTATCAAATGAGCTTTCAGCTTTTCTTTTGCGGTTTTAAGTTCTGGTGGATCATAAAACTTCTTTGTGCCCATGTTCACCTTATGCTGTTGAGCAGTTGTAGTAGGTGGGATCATAGGCATGAAAAATTCAATTTTTCTTTTTTGATTTTTTATCATTTTTTTAACTAGGTGCTCTAGGTTTGGTGCCCTTTAGTGTGCGGGGTGAATGTTGTTGTGCGTGAGCTATCGCACAACGTTCATCCCCCGCATTAAAGGGGTGCGACAAAATATTTATATATATTTATATATATAGGTCGGTCGCACCCACCCATGCGACTATGCGACACATCATGGTCGGTCGCACCCTTAATTATCCTTTCTTCTAATATATCTTTTTCCATCTTCTCCATAATAAGGTTCAAAGTTTGCAACTAATTCCTCATTACTTCTTTTTCCTTTTCCAAGCCAACCTAATAAAGTTTTAGTGTTGGAATTCATCTTTTCCGCAAGCTCATCAGCAGGCACTTCTCTACCCTCTATTTCAATATTTGAGAATTCTATTTCAAATTGAGTTACTTTCTTGTTTTTAGCTTTAGCTGCTTGTTCTTGTCTTCTTTCTTTAGCCTTTTCCCATTGAGGTTTTATATCATCAGGATCAATATCTTGAAGTGCCCCATCTTCATCCAATACATGTACTGGATATTCAAAATAAAGGTTAACTGGCGGAAACTTTGAGAACTCTCTCAATGTTCCTTCAATTCTCCATGCAGTAATTGATGTAGCTTTTGAACGTGCTTCATTGATAAGATTATCAAGTTCTTTGTAGTAGTCATGACCAAGCTTACTTTTACAAAAATCAATCATGATAGTTTGTGATAAGACATCATCTTGAGATAGTTCATTTAAAAGTTCAGGTCTATGTTCTTTTAAGTAATCGACACAAACTCTACATGCACTCATATTTCTTAACTGTTTGTAATGTGATTCATTTAGTTCCAATTCAATTAAATCTAGTAAAGCATCAGGATCACGTGCAAATACACCTGAACCACTAGCGCGGTCCATACTTCTTTTACCACCTTGAAAACCTTTCGAATGGTGATGGCAGTAGATTACTGATGTGCCTAACTCATTACAAATCTTGTCAAATTGGTTACAGAAATTAGCCATTTGGTCAGCACTGTTTTCATCTCCAGTAATTACTTTGTAAATTGGATCTATGACTACTGCTATATAATCCTTTTTAGAAGCTCTTCTAATCAATTTAGGAGCAAGTTTATCCATAGGAATAGATTTACCCCTTAAATTCCAAATATCGATATTAGACAAAGAATTAGGCTTGATGCCAAGCGCTTTATAAACATCCTTGAATCTATGCAAACATGATGGTCTATCCAACTCCAAATTGACGTACAATATTCTTCCTCGAGCACACTGCCATCCAAACCATTTTGTTCCTTCAGCAATCGCGATACACATCTCAATCAATGCAAATGACTTACCTGCTTTACTAGGTCCAGCAATAAGCATCTTGTGTCCTTGTCTTAGAATTCCTTCTATTAATGGTGGTGCAAGTTGAGGCATATCGTCCCAAAATTCACTCAATGATTCAGGATCAGGTAAATCATCATTGATGCTTTCAATCCATTCATACCACTCTTCCCAGGAACTTTTACCAATGTTGGTATCAACAAGAAATTGTTTTCTTCCTTTTCTTGTAATTCCTGGCATTCTTGAAAGTCTCGAAGGATTTCTATTTTGAGTATCAACATCTAGTCCATTCTTTTTACAAATGTTATAGAGATAGTCAACACGCTTACGATATTCTTTCATATCTGCAGCTTCTATTTTTACAATCGCATGTAGGCTTTTACCACCTGAATGAACTAAACAAGCTATTGGGAGTTCTAATTCTCTCAATACTGCATTTTGTTCTTCGATTGCCATTGAATCACTTTCTACAAGAGCATATTTAAAATCGGTCACATTTTGGTTCTTACAACCTTTTCCATCCAACGGGTTAAATCGTATCCATGCACCTGCTTCTTCGTTGTAGTCGCCTAAAACTTCACCTATATCGCCTTTGCAATTATTCAACTGTTGTATAAGTTTTCCTGCAGTTCTATCCCAACATCCTTGCGTTGGCAGATGTTTTTCATCTTTAAGCCATGTTTTGGTTACATAGCCTACATTTTCAGTAGAATCAAAAAGTGTTTCCAGATAAGTAATTAATTCAGTTACTGGATTCCAGTTAAGAGGTTCTTTGACCTCTTTCCCTTCAATCCAATTTTTATCAACTATGACCTGTTCATCTTTATCAATAACATCATTCCAATCAAGTTCATGGCCACTTTCTTTAATTGGTGGAACCCACCCCTGATTTTTAGCATACTGAACAATAGTTCCGCCTGTTACACCTGAACCAGTAAAAGACTCCCATTTTCTATAGCATTCATTTTTATGATATCTTTTAGAATCACGTTGACTCCAGTAGTCCCAGTCACTTGCTGTATAACCTTCATATTTGAGTGCCATTCCAACATTGCACCATTCCTGATAGTCAAGCAAAGAAGGATCTATATTATTCAGTATTTCTAATAAATCAGTTGTATACTCCATTGTTAATCTCCTTCTTTATAAGTTGCTGAATCTATTCCATTAGGAACTCTCCACCCTGAAGCAGCTATTCTATTGATTAATTTTCTAGCTGATTCAAATGACCATGTGCCTACTTGTTTAAATCCTTTATTTTCAAGAAGTCTTATTTGTTTAGGTGTTGCTAAACCTTCTTCTTGTCTTTTATGTAATCTATCAAGTAGCAATGTTGCTTTTCCTGCATTGTCTACACTATCAGGATAGATTCCATATTTTTCTAATGCTTTTATTTGTTTTTCACTTGCTGGTGCCATTTCCCAACCAAATGTAGGAACGTAACTTTGTAAGTCTTGGTCCATGATGCTCATTTCAAATTGCAATGGATCAACAAGTTTTCTTTTTCTTTTTCGCATTTCAGCTAACTGTTTAGCAAGTGATTCTTCTCTTTGAGCAACGACATCACTTACAGCTTGTTCTTCAGCTTCTTCTATATCTATCGCTTCAAGCACATCTTCAGGAAGTGCTGAACTTGCCATTGTTTCTAAATTTTGTGTCATTTTCTTGGCCACTTCCTCGTTTTCGCAAATCAAGTTGGCTGGATGGCATAGTTCATGACGTTCCGTATGCCACAAGAAATCTAGTAGTAATAGGTGGTCCTTGCCTTTGCATAGACGAGTACCACGACCGACCATTTGTGAATAAAGACTTCTCACTTTCGTTGGTCGCAAAACGATAATGCAATCTACTGATGGACAATCCCATCCTTCAGTTAGAAGCATTGAATTACATAAAACATTATATTTATCATTTTCAAAATCTTTTAATACTTCTGCACGATCTTTACTGTCTCCATTGACTTCTGCAGCCTTAAAACCATTAGCATTTAAAATATCTCTAAACTTTTGAGAGGTTTTTACTAAAGGAAGGAAAACAACTGTCTTTCTTTCTTTACAATACTTTTTCATTTCTTGAGCTATCTGTTCAAGGTATGGATCTAACGCAGTCCCTATATCACTTACCTTGAAGTCACCAGACTGAACTCCGACCCCGGACAAATCCATCTTTAGCGGTAACGTAAGTGCCTTTATAGGTGTTAGATAACCTTCTTTGATAGCTTTTGGCAATGTGTACTGATAAGCTAGACTTTCAAAGTAGCTTCCTAAATTTTTCATATCTCCTCTATCAGGTGTAGCCGTTACACCTAATACTTTAGCGCTGTCAAAATATTCCAATACTCTTTGATAACCATCACTTAAACAATGATGTGCTTCATCAATAATAATCGTGTCAAAATAATCTTTTGGAAACTGTTCTAATCTCTTGGTTCTTTGTAATGTTTGTACCGAACCGACAACAATTCTGAACCAGCTTCCGATACATGTTTCTTTTGCTTTTTCCATAGCACATTTAAGTCCTGTTGACTTAGCAATCTTGTCACTTGCCTGTTCAAGCAGTTCCCCTCTATGTGCCATAATAAGAACTCTATCCCCAATTTTTACGCAGTCTTTGGCAACCTCAGCAAAGACGATTGTTTTTCCACAACCAGTAGGCAAAACAAGGAGAGTCTTTTGAACTCCCTTGTTCCATTCTTCAAATATAGAATCATGTGCCTCTTGTTGATAAGATCTTAACTGCATTAGAATTGTCCTGGATTATAGCTAGGTGTTGCTTGTGTAACTGGCATTTCATCTTTTGGATAGAATTTTTTGATGTCATTGTATTCATTGCCATTGTAAGTTCTTGTACCCACTTTACAACGACCAGTTGAACCAGGAACCAATTGCCAGTTCATTCTTAAAGGTTCACCTTTTTTCTTTTGGCCAATTCCTCTAAAGAAAGCACTTAATAAACCTTCCACTTTTGAATGAAGGAATAATTTATGTTTGATAATGACTTCTTTACCGTTGTAGTTGATTGCAATATCTACAGTTACCTGATTGCATGGTGGCATTTTTTCTGAACCATTAAATCTTGTTCTTTCCATTCCTTTGACTACAAAATCATAATCATTAGGTGGTAAAATAATATATTCATCATCTTCTTCGATGACACCATCCCAATCTAATTCATGACCTTCCATCATTCTGTTATTCATTCCGTTGTTATATGCATCCATTTAATCATCCTCCTAAAATGCTCTGATATTTTCTTTAATAATTTTTAATACTTGTGGCCAAGCACCTATTAATACTCCATTGATAAAGTTTGGATCATAATTATCAATTGGTGTATCTTCAGGATAATATCCTTTGAAGCTGACCGCTTTTCTAACTTCTTCTTCAGTTACAAGATTTTGATCCATTAAATCTTTCAATGGTTTTGGAATCGTACTTTGTACAGTTTGTTGTACTGAAGCTGTATTTACAGTAGGTACTGCTTCTTGAATTCCACCTGTTTTTAATTCCTTATCTACTTTGATTTCCTCAACTTTTGGTTCTTCTTGTGAAACTGGAGGAACAGTATTCATGACAGGTGTAGTGTTTACTACTGGTGCAGGTGCAACATTCTCATTTAATTGATGAGCAAATAAATGAGCAATTGCTGAATAATCAAGTGGTAATTCTTCAGGTAAACCATCTCTGTTCTTAGCATCCCAGCATGGATGATGTGTTGTGTACATTACACGTTTACCACCTTGTGCCTTATGCTTTTTACCTTTGTCATCTACGGCCACGCTGAATGTTTTGTAGTTTGCAAATAAAACCATATCTGCCCACTCTTTCGTAAGCGGTGCAGTTTGTGCTGTTGTCTTCTTTCCTAATTTCAATTCATAACGGTCATAAGCTCCCATTTCATTAGGTTGTTCAAATTTACGAATAATTGCATGAGCTGTTAAAACAACATTGATATTGGCTACATCTACTACATCTTGGAGAAGATTAAGAAATCTTCCCCATTCTTCAGCAACGTAGGTATAGCCCGTACCATATCCAAATTCTTCTACACCTGATTTACCATGTTTTGCACAGATAGCTTCCGTACATAATCTTTCCGCCCAGTCGGCAGTATCAATAACAAGTGTTTTACAAAATCTTTTTTGAATGACTGATTGAACTTCTGCAATCAGCATTTGCCAGCTTGTAGGCTTTGGTAATCTCTTTACATTTAATTTTTTTGTAGATCCTTCAGTATCAATAAATAAAGGATCTGGAAACTTTGATGCAAAAGTTGTTTTTCCAATTCCTTCAGGACCATAGAAGACAACTTTTTGTGCTCCGTTTATTACTCCTTCAGTAATCTCAAAATCCATTAGAATTCACCTGCTTTCCATGTTGGTTGAGGATTTATTGGTTGAAGTCCAGTTTCTTTTACATAGCCATCTTCAATGATCACTGAACATTCATCACCAGTAGATACTCTTGTTGCAATAGCCTGTAATCCTTCTTGTTCTAGCCATGCATTGAACTCTGTTAGAGTTCTTAAATCCATTTGTTCTAGCTTGTCTAATAAGACAAAACCACAATCAGGATTTAGTTTACGAACGATAGCAGTAGAAACTCTTAATTGGTCACTTCCGCTCATGCTGTCCCATTTTTTTCCTTTGTAAGTCAATTCATTATCTTCAATACTTAATTCAGGCAATGGTAAATCCGCATTGTTCAATAAGTCATATTTTTGTTTACGTACATCTTCAATTTGATTTGTAAGGTTGTCATATTGCGACTTATACCCCTTAGCTTCTTCTTCAGCTTTTTCCTTATCTAGATTTGCTCTAACCTTGCGATTTGTTTCTTCAATTTCAGCTAGGTTCTTTTCTAGTTCATCAGTTGATTGATCTAGTAAATCTAAAGCATCTGTCTTGGCCACGCTTAAATCATATGTAGCCTTGTTCAACTCCTCTTGTTTTTGTTTGAGCATTTGTTCATAGCGTGCTACTTCATCTGTTAAGGTTTTCACTTGATATTCATATTGGGTAACTTTTTCTCTTTTTCTTTGGTTTTCACCATTTTTAGCAAGAATTGCCTGTTGCTGATTGATTAAATCTTGAGGACTTACCAAATCCTTAGGTGCATCTTCAAAAAATGGTTGTTCCTTAGCAAACTTAGCTTTTTGATCAGCAATACGTCCTACAGTTAATCTTTCTTGATAAAGCTCATTTTCTTTGTGATTGAATACAGCCAATTGATTTCCAACACCAATGATATTTAGCAATACATTTGCCTTTTCTTTATTGGATTTATTCATAAATGCAGGCAAATTAAGTGCTAACTGTTCAATGAATGAATCCAATAATGTTTGGCCAGCTTTTTTACCTGATGGATCAGTAACTTTTAAGGAACTGTTCTTTCCTTTTCTTTCAACAATGATTCCATTGCTTAAAGTAACTTTTAATAAAGGCGGAATTGTTGAACCTTCCCTTACAGCATTGCTAGGTTTATTTCTATCTCCACCTAATGCCCATGCAATACTGTCAAGTACCGAAGTTTTACCTTGATTGTTATCCCCACCAATGATTGTTAGACCATTTTGTGTTGGGTCTATCTTGACGGCTTTAATTCTTTTAACATTTTCTAACTCTAATGCATTAATCTTCACTGACATCTTTACTTTCCCCTTTGTCCATTTCTTCAATTTTATTTTCAATAAGTTCTTTTAATGTATTCGTACATTTTTCGAACTCATTTGTTGCTGATTTATAAATATCCTTTACTTGTTTTTCTGAAATACCGTATGCTTCACTTAAGAAATCACTTCCGCTACTTCCTAATCCTGCCTTCATTTCAAGGGCAAGATTGTCATCTTCATCATAGTAAACTGTAGATAGCAATCTGATAATGTTCAATTCAGGCTTTTCTTTAGGCCCAAAAATTAAATCCTTTCTACTGATTTTTGCTACTTCAATATCTTTTGCACCCGCATCTTTAGCAGCTTGAATAATACTTTCTAGAAACTTATCCATTTTTATTTCTCCCTCTTGATGTATATTTCTACTTGATATCTTTCTTGTTTTGGATATTCACTGAAGATATCAATTTTGTTTCCTTTGATAGCTCCTCCGCAGTCTTGAGCTAAATATTCTTTTCCATCTATCAAAACTGTTGAACCATAAGGAATGATTGAAGGATCTACCGCAATGGTTTTTCCTTCTTTGGCAATTGCACCTGTAGAAGTTAAACTTCCATAGATGTCTTCTCCTGGCCAATAATATGTTATGGTAAACTGGCCAAGTGCTTTTCATTTTTGAAGTTCTTCAACTTCTTTTTGTAGTTGGTCCTTTTCAACTGCAATACACTCGTACATTGCTTTGTACTTTGTATATTCTTGAAGCTGACATTGCATATCATTGAGTTCATCCTTGTACAACTCAATTTGTTTACTTTGTTCTTCATACTTTGCTTCTACTGATTTAGCTTGAGCATAACCAGTTCCTGCAAAGATTAAACTTGCTACACAAGCGCCAAACAATGTAACCTGCGCTTTTTGAGTTAATCTCATATTGCAAATCCTCCTGATTTTATTTATAATTTGGTTGGTTATGTTGTGTGTCCTTTATAAGGGCACTTTTTTCATTTAAAGAATTAAGCAATGCAATAATCAACTCTTCGCTAGGACTTTTATTGAAATGATTCATATAATCCTCAAATGCTTTTCTAGGAATATGTACATTTCTTCTCTTCCCTGAAGCATCAACACTTCCAGGAAATGTACCTTGTTGGATAGCATTGATTATGAACTCCCTGCTTTTGTGAGTTATCTTCATTACTTCTTCAATTGAAATATTGAATTCATCATTCATGATCATCACCCCTTGTAATAACAATGTAGTATTCTTCACATTCTAGAAGTCCTTTGCCTACTGTCTTTGTAAAGAGCTTTGCTTTTAGATCAGTATCTTTAAATGATGTTTGATTCATTTCATTGATAATACTTTTAGCGTACTCACTATCACCATACCAAGGAATTTTTACAGGCTTTCCCATATTTCTTTACCTCCTTTCAAAGTAATGTTCTAACTAAAATAGCTAAGCAATCTGCAACAAAACAATATGCAACGATAATCGCCACTAATCCTCTTGTTGATAGTTTCATATTTTTGTACCTTCCCTTCTTTTTTGAACTAAACGATTTGCTAATTCATACCAGCTTTTTCTATACCAGTTACGATCTCTTGCTAAACAGATACAAACGATAACAAGTAATAAATTAACTAGTATTGAAATACTTAATATCCATTCCATAAATTTTCTTCCTTCTACTACTGACCATCAAGGAACCAACCTCTATTACAAAATGAAAACTTCACGTATTGTATTAAAAAGAAATTTGTTATTAATTTGGTGTTTCTATGATCATCAACTTTAGGAATCTAATAAAATAGGCTTTACTAGAGATTGATTCCTGGATGATCAGTAATTTATTTAATTTTTTTCGACATCCTTCATCTCTTTCTTTATAATTAAGTTATCAATGCTCCCCAGTATTGAAATCTAATTAGAAAGCGAGGTGAAAATAATATGGCCAATGATTTTAAATGTCCTTACTGTAATCATGTTGCCGAACTCAATAGAGCAACTTATGTAGAAGCAAGGCCTTCATTTGAAGTTCCTTATAGTCGAGTTAATCCACCTCAAGAAAGCGAAATAACACTTGGCATTTTTAAATGTCCTCATTGTGAAGAATACTCTATACACGCTCAAGGAACTGGTTCAAAAGTAAAAACTGATAAAATTTACATAAAACCGAATTCATTAGCCAAGCAGTTTCCTAGTTACATTCCTGAATCCATAAGACAAGACTACGAAGAAGCATATGCGATTGCTAATTTAAGCCCCAAAGCATCCGCTACTTTATCTCGGCGCTGTTTACAAGGTATGATTAGAGATTTTTGGAACGTAAAACCTTCTTCACTATTTAACGAAATTAATGAGCTTGAACACAAAATTCCTGCTATGCAATGGAAAGTGCTCAACGGAATAAGAACAATTGGAAATATCGGTGCTCACATGGAAAAAGATATAAATATCATCGTTGATATTGATCCGGGGGAAGCTGAAAGACTTCTCAAAGTAATTGAAAAACTTTTACAAGATTGGTACATAGAGCGTCACGAAACCGAACTGCTTTACAATGACATAATTAAAATATCTAGTGAAAAATCTAAATCTAAAAAGAGTAATTAAATTTGCTCTTTTTCTTTTTTAAAACTTTTTACAAAAAAGGAATTGATAATCTCCATTTCTATCTTTTTCGTAGTAAAATTCTTCAAGTGTACTTGGGCTTTCTTTAGTTCCTTCGCCTCTTTCAACAGTAACAACTAGTAGTGATCTTTTTTCAATTTTGTCTATTCTCTTGCATTTTTGTCCTTCCATCCTATGCCTCCTATTTTTTAAAAATCGCACTGTGTCTTTTAGGACACTTTATCATCAAAAAAAATATATAATATTTCAGCTTTAGACAATTGCAAAATAGAAATCAAAACTTTAAGTTCACTTTGAGAAAATTGTGTCTTACCAGATAGCTTTCTTTGCATAGCACTTCTACTAATTCCTAGCTCAAAAGCTAACTCTTTATTTGATTTATTTTTTTCAATCATCTTTTGCCTTAATGCTATCAAGTTCATTCCACCACTCCTTTCGTGTCATTTAGGACACTTATATATTACCACATTACAATAATTTGTAAAGCACTTTATGACACTTTTTATCCTTTTTGTATTTAAATGTTGCAAAAAAGACACATAAGTATTAATATAATTATAGATAATAAGGAAGTGATAAATAATGAATGTTGGTAACTTAATAAAAAATAAACGAAAAGAACTTAATTTAACTCTTGAAGATTTAGGAAATCTTGTTGGTGTTGGAAAAAGTACAGTTAGAAAATGGGAAAATGGAATGATTGAAAATATGGGTAGAGATAAAATTGCCTTACTTTCCAAAGCCTTAAATATTAGCCCTTTAACTCTATTAGATTTGGATGAAGATATGTATAAATCTGCTAATGTTGATTTTACACGTGTTCCTCTCTACGAAGCTATCTGTTGTGGAAATGGCGGATTTGTAGATGAAAATATCATTGATATGATACCTGTACCTAGTAAAGGATTAAATCCTCGTTCTGAATACTTTGCCCAATATGCTAAAGGAGAAAGTATGAAAGATGCTGGTATTAATGATGGTGATCTATTGATTTTTGAAAGAACAAGTCAAATTGATGATGGAGTTATTGGATGTTTTTGTGATGAAGATAATGTGGCCACATGTAAAAAATACAAAGAACTTAATGGAATCATTATGTTGCAACCAATGAATAGCGAATTTGAACCTATAATAGTTGACCCATTAAAAGACAATTTTATGTGTCTTGGTAAATTAAAAAAAGTTATTAAAGATTTTGATTGGGAGGATTAACTT